GCCCAAGGGAAGATAGTTCAGTAGATTGGTGAACTATGGCCAAAAATGGGAGTTAATTATCACCTCTATAAATATCGTTTCCTTAGCCTGTGATATTTACATTTAATAATTAACTCCCTATTTTTCCAGGGAATCCTGAAAATGCGATAATTACTTACTAAATTAGTGAACATTAACCCCATTTCAGGTATTTTGTTCTTCAAAATCGTCGTCACCGGGTTCGTGATACCAATCAAGGTTCTTCCCAATGGAGTCGGCCAGGGCATCGATCATATTCTCAACATCGAGAAACCTTTCTTCGATAAACCGGACATCATTTCCCGCCCGTCTGTCCAGTTCTTCAATCCGTCGTATAACATTATTATAAAGCATCCACCCAAGTAGGTGGAGAGGAAGGATTGAGAGAACCAAACACAGGCAGGAAATGGGGTCCATATTATTCTAATCCTTATTTGATTCCCGACAATTTCCGCACAGTAGCAACCGAGCATTCCGGGCAGTCAATCAGAGACTTTTGTTCCAACCGCATTGCAGTTCCGTCAGGTGTTTTGAATACTATACGGGGCGAGCTATCCCCGTTAAAGCTATCGACATGGCAATGGATCGCACTAGATAAAGCTTGTCGCACGGATGGGACGGATTCGCATTTCATCCCTACCCAAAGGATGAGTTGCTTCCCCGAGGCTTTGGAGGCTTTCTCCGCTTCGGCAACGGACTCGTAACACTTGCCTTCATTGGGTAGGGCCTTGACCGATTGGATATATTCCCGCTCTCTAGCTGCGGCTGCCAGAGACAACGCGGTCTTAGCCCTGATCTCCCCAGGAGTCTCAGCGTTACTACCCACGGTTGATCCTAGAGCAATCAATAGAACTAATTTCATTGATATATAACCTCTCATCTTAGTGTGTCCCCTGAATGATCCAGTCGTTAATATCTAACTTGCGTTTCGGAAAACCTTTAACATTGCTTACCGCGTAACTATCTCTTTGTTTCATCATTCGATCAGCCACATCCCACCGCACCCAGAATCCACCGGGGGGAGGCTCCCCAGGTCCGACCGGTCCACTTATCCAATCCTCACCCCACGAATTAAGGCAATAAAAACCTTTGATGTCACTACGGTAGCCAATGAAAACCATACAGTGGCCCCATTCACCTTGGGGAGCCGCGAAACCGTCCTTATCCCGCACAGACGAAAACCCTTGATTGGAGCAAACCGCTACTGGATATTTTTGAGCCAAAGCTTTGCGAAGATCTTCGGCAGACAAGACTAGGGCACAGCTTGCTGTATTAGGCTTTGCAATAGGCTCTATTTCGTCAGGAACGCCATTTTTACCCCATAGCCGACACCGAGCCTGGTCGTATTGCCGAAGGTCTAGCGAACCGTATACGCCGCGTTTGATCGCTCCGCCGTTTGCCAGCCATTTAGCCTGCCATGCCCCGGTCGATCCGTCACCAATGATTGGTGAGCGTCCTCCGTTCGACTCAACCCGGCCCCCACCGTAGAGCAATTCTTGGACTACCTCAACAGGCTCTTGGATCGATTTTCCCGAAGCGATTTGAGCATCAACCGCGTACTCGTAAGCAGCACCAAACCCGAAAGAAACACACGATCCAACTTGGCCTTGGTTGCGGGTTGGAATCAACTTCCCACGAGTTTTGAGCGATGCTTTCCACAAGAAGATATTTTCGTCTTCTCCGACCTCATTTAATCCAGCTTCAGTATTTTTGAACTCCCATACACCCGGAGTCGATAAAGCCTGCTTTGTGTCATCCTCGCGGGGAGCAGTCCAACCGGTTGGGAAGCCTGTCTTTACATTATCTTTTTCAAAAACTACCCAATTATCTGGGAAGATCGGACTAGGCACAGGAGGGACAACAACCGGAGTTTTTACCCCGAATAGACTGAGAATGTAGACAACTACAGCAATCAAAAAGGTAGATAGGATTGATTGCCAGTTCGTTGGAATGAATCGCTTCCAATGCAATGGACCGCTTATAGGGTCATTCGTTTTTGGCTCTTCATTATTCATAGAATTTATCCTAGTGTTTTGAGAATTGCGGCCATTAATTCAAATAAGTCAATTAGCTTTTTTCGCAGGTTGTCATCTAGCAAAGCGTTTGGATCGTCACCCACCGTATCCAGAATTTCCTTAGCAATTTGCGTTCGTAGCTTGATAATCGCCGTTGGCTTAAACGCAGATGTCTGAGCTTGTTTGTAGTCACTCAAAAGATCTCCTACCGTCTTTACCGATGGATTTTTGATATGCTCTGGCATTACTACTAAGAAGTTGCGTAAGGTCTCTTTGCCCTTGAATTTGTCAACAAGTCCTCCCTCATCATCCTTGAAGGATTCCCGTAGGCGTTTAGCGATAGGATCATCAGGAACCGGCAAAGGTGGAGTAGGGATAGGTTCAGGCGTGGGCGGTTTAGGGTTTGGCTTGGGGCTTCCAACGGTCACAATGCAGACAGCGAAAGGCGAAAGCTTACCCTCTTTGCAGGAAATAGCTTTAAGCTCATATTCGCCTTCTGCCATAGCCCAAACACTGATTACGCAATCTTTCGGGTCGTCGGTTAGCTCACGGATTACGTTAAGCTTTTTGGCACCAATTTTGGCCCCGGTGAACCGAATCGAGCTACCTTCAAAAGCAACATTTATCGAAGTGGCTTCCCCTACCTCTAATTGTATTTTAGGAGGCAGGGTAACGCTTTGGGACTTGGCAAACGAACCAAACAACACAACAAAACTAAAAGCCAAAAAATACCGCATGACTTCACCTCAAATTGAGTGGGTTATCATACGGCACCCTACCAGGATTTTAGTTCATATGTAAATTTACTTATCTATTCTTCCGAGTCTTGCGGGGTCGATTAGGAATCTTGGGGAGGGTCTTGCGAGGCTTATTTTTAGGCTTCTTGCTCATGACTTCCACCCCTTAGCCTGAGAAAAGAACATTCCTGCAGATTGACCGTTGCTTAGATCTTCAAAAGTAAACCCTGAATTCTCTAGCACATCCTTGCAAATCTCTTTCGCATACAGGGAATGAAACTCCCCAATCACATGAGTGAACCCGTCTAGGCATCCCCAAAGCCCTTGAAAGATTCCCGCCTCAGATCCTTCGCAATCAAATTTAAGAACTCTAGCAGCACCGTTGTTTTCAAAATATGCTTCTTTGACGCAATAAATTATATCGGAAATAGATTCAGCAAAAATATCTCCTTTGGCACTTGGGATAGTGTAACTGTGACTCGGCTCTTTAGAAGTGCCAAGTTTCATTTGGGTAGTCGTGTTCCACACAGCACAATTGTAAGTATAAACCTTGTCTTCGTTTGATACATTTGGAAAGTTGGAAGACAACAGATCAAAACTTCTGGGATCTGGCTCATAGCACTCTACATGAGCAGCTCCACGATTCAAACATTCGAGCGTAAACAGACCAATATGGGCACCGATGTCAATTACAACGGCATCTTTGAGATTGATTCTATTTAATCGATATTCATCATGCACCGAGATTGAAGAGTAGATGGCCGCGTCTTCGGTGTCCGGTCGATATTTGAACCAATCTGGAGGAACCAAGCGAGTCATTTTTTTATCTAAATCATCCTTGTTGAAAACGTGCAATTCGCTCCATCGGTCATGGGTTCCACACGCTACAACGAAGTGATTATCTTTGAGGATAGCACCGCATGGAAAGATCACTGCCGCGTATTGGTCCTTTGGCCTCGATTTCTCATTAGCGTACAGGATAGGTTCAGTTGAAATCTTGGTTATTCGGAATGGCGGTTTAGACTCAAATGTATAGACTCCCATATGGTAAGTGAGGACGCCGTTTACCGTTTGGGAAGCATGGAAGAAGCAATAGAACTCATTCCCCACTAGCAACGGAGAAGCACCGCCACGCATTTCACCGCCAGACCATTTTGGGTGGATTCGATTCTCATAAGCCAACGTAGCCCGGTCGCCATCAATTTTCAATACCTTATGCGGGGCAATCGTGTAGACCGCGTACTGTTGACCTTCCCAAAAGAAGTGTTGCCAGTTCTTTTCCCATGCGTTTCGGTGCTCATATTGAATTAAATGATTCTCAACAACTCGCAAATTTTCATCTAGTTTTGCGTACATCATATTTGTACGCAAGGGCTTGCCCATTACCCCGATATAATCGACGTAAATATTCTTCCCATCGGTATAGAGCCGTGGATCTTCCCGACCGAATGCAGCCCCTTGCTTGTGGTATAATTCAAGCTTAACCGCTTCCCCGACTGGCTCAAATCTTTTACTAAGCTTATGGACATAAATATCGGAACCTGCCCAGCCGTTACGGAACGCGAATAGGTAGCCATCTTGGTAATCGATAATAGAAGAATTGAATCGATAGCCTGGAATCCCTTTGGCTAGGTTGTGATGGTCAAATTTGATCGGCCAACGCAAGCCGCTAACATGATCTGGATTAGCTCCCTTGGGAAGGTAGTCTAGCTGCTCAGATTCGTAGTCGGAACACGTTTGGCACTCTATGCCCGGTCTTGCTGGAGAATGGCCTAGATCGCAAGCGTGCGGGCATTTCTTCCAGCATGTGGCGGAACGCTCTTGAATCTGCCCAAGGTGAATACACTTTGATTCCCTTGGGCCTTGATTGTAGTCAACAGGAAACCCATTAACCAAAGTAAATTGATTGCGAATACGAGCGTAAGCCGGATTCTTAGTTATTAATTTGTGCCATTGCTCAGCTGTCAAAATCATGAGGGGTCGTCCTCTGTAATCGCAACCGAGAATATATTTCCTACGCAGAACATATTCCAATCATAAGCAAAACTTATGGTGGAAAACAAAGGATTACAGGTTGTGTCTAGAAAGCTACTTTCTACTTGTCCAACGCCAACGGCGTATATTGCAATCGAGTTTTCAATTGGTGTTGGCGTTTGTTGCCCACACTCAAAACGAAAATAAATAGTAGTTCCGCAAGGATCTAGGCATTCTTCCGAATACCAAAAACCATCTGAACTGTTATAGGTAAGTGGTAATGTGCCAAGGTAAGTAAAATCGTTGGCAAATGTAGCGTAAAGCGTGCTTGCCAATCCACCATCACAAGTTCCACAATCCACAGTAGCAACGCTACCAGATGCTGATCCGGAACCCGAAGCCGATCCACTAGCACTACCCGAACGGCTCCCCCCGTCATTGCAAGAGCAATTCCACGGAAATTCATACACCACGCCGAGGGAAGTATTGATCCTCGGACGCAACCGAACTTCAATCGGAAACTCCCAATCCTCTGGTGCGACCCCGTTGCCTACCGCATACGCTGGCATATAGTCCGGCCCACCGGATCTACCGCCGTCATAATCAACCCTAGATCCGTCCGAATCGTACCACTGTTCTACCCAAGAATAAGCACCGGTTTCGGAGTCATAGGCAGTTAGCTTGGCAGGTACATCGATTTCACTTTGGCCTGTCAGTTGGTCAAGTCTTTGAGTGTTGTAGCGTACCATTTCCATCAGGGAACGAATCGACTTTACTGCCGAAGCCGTGAGAAATCCGGGAGTAATGTCTTGCGGTTCCATAGGAGGCTAGATTCTCAATTTAAGACCAAAATAATGTTCACTAGATTGGTAGTGAACAATAAACTTAATTAATAAGTGTAAATATCACACGCATAGGAAGTCATATTTAATTAGGCGATAATTAACCCCGTTAAAACTTCAAATTCCCTGTAAAAATAAGGGTTTCCCAGAAAATTAGGTCAATGTCTACTAATTTAGTAAACAATTTAAGAAACTTTATACTAACGCATCAAAGAATAACCATGTTTAGAATTACGTTGACCAGTGCTTAAAGGCATCTGCGAACTCGTAAGACTCATAAGCGTAGACACCCGCAGAAGTCTTGGCCGGGTAGTATTTGCCCGTGACATGCGGCCAAAGATTCCAGCCCCGCATAGTTACGCCGGTTCCTTGTGGAGGGTCAAATTCGATGAATTTGAAAATCACTTTGCAAGAGAAAGCCACTTTTCCAACTACCGCGTTTGCGAGGGGTTGGACATCTTGGACTACTTCCACTGATTCACAAAGTAAAGTGCCAGCAGGCTTGCCGATAAACTCCGTTTCATTGACCTTCTTTTGGATGTCTGCGAGGTGAGGTTGGTTGCCATCCTCATCGGTAATCCAATCATAGGGCACCTCGTACCAAGTCATTTCGATGGCATTTTTTTGTTGCTTAATCACCGTCTGGGGGGAGTTTACCGGCTGTCCGTCCATTGGCTGACTAGGAGCGTCAAAACGGAACTGACCGTTTCCTAGCACGAAAATTTCGGTGTATGGCCTAGCGGTCTGCTTAGTCCATCTCTGATATTCAAATTCAACGCCACCATCAACGGCGGGGTAATAGTCAATCGTGGAAAAGTTTGCAGCGATTAAGATACGGTCCCAATAGCCGTAATTGATAGTGTTGTAATTGGGATTAGGGTTAATGATTCCATCGGGATTAGGGACGATTGGCCCCTTCCCAACGGCGTTGGCAACATTGCTACACCAAAGCCAAGGAAAATAAGGATGCTTAACTGGTGGAACTCGATGCAAAACATATTCATCACTCCCCCCATTTGGGGGAATAGTGACACTGTAGCCAAGCAAATATGTGATACAGGCTTGCGTGCGTTCCCAAGGAAGATTTGCGTAAACCGTAGCAGAAGAAGCAGTCCGCGAGATATTGAAAGTTCCCGGACTAGTCAAATCCGCCACTTCGGTCCACTCAGATTGCGTGAAATCTGTAGTGGGCAGCCAGTCGTAATTTTGATCGTTTAGATACTCCGACATATTACGACATCCTCAAATTATTGATTACATTGAGCCAGGAAGCGTTTGCCATCTCCACATATTCCCGTTGTGCTTCGGTCAATCCACCGTAAACCTCTTTGCTAAAATTAGCCGCATAGCTCACGATCTTTTTGATGTCGGAGTCAATGTCTTCAAGCACAGATTTAACTTGTAAAGTTTCGGACTTGCCCGCGTTGGCACCTTGGGAAGTTAATGCTTGCGTAGCCATCCGCCTTTGTAGTTCATCCGCAGAATTAACAACTTCTGCTTGTCGAACCGCAGACCCTTCGGCCTTAGCATTTGGATTAGACAAATCGGAAGAGTTGTTGCCGCGTTTGAACCCTAAAGCTTTATTGACACTTTTACCCAAAGCATCCCCGAAATTACGTTCTTCCCAAGCGTCCAACTGATCTCCGATATTTATCACTTCTTCAACAAAATCTCGAAGGATCGTAATAAACCCGTCTAAGGCACCTTCGGCAAAATCAACTACAGGATAGATGCCGTCAATGAATTCTGAGATGGTATTTGCAAACTTATCCCAGAAGGAATTTTGCTGCTCTAGCGGTCCAAGCAGTCGGCTAAATGAACCGACCAACTTATCCATAAACATCACGGCAGAATTGAAAATAGGCTCCATCTTCAGAGTGATAGCACCTAGTTTTTCAAAGGCTCCGCCGATTGTCTTGAATAGGATTTTGAGTTGCGGTCCACTCCGAGCAAACATATCTCCAATGTTCTCAGCCACCTTCGTAAACACGTCTAGCAAAGGCTCCATAGCCTTACCAACGACCGCATAGGCATCCTTTACCCGCAGATCGAATAGTGCCGTTTTGCCTGGGCTGGATAGGCTAGTGAACTTAGTGATCGATTGCCCAAGTGCATTGATTGCATCGATGGGCGAAGTGATGTCTACCACTAATTGACGAAAGGATTTTGATAGTTTGGAATTGGCGTCCAAGAAGTCAGGCATGACACTTCCGAAAAGACCGCTCTTTCCGTTAGTGGTGGGATTGTCCATCTTTTGCTGCAATTTCTTCGCTAAATCCCGAATCTCTTTTTTGGGATCTTCTTTGAATGCAGCCGCACCCCCTGCTCCTCTGCCAAGTGCCGCTAGAATCGCAGGGAATGCCATTTCTATTGCTCCAACTTCTTGTAATACTCATCACGTTTTTGTTTAGCCAAATCGCGTTCCATGATCTGTCTGACTTTGTTGGCATCGGCACCATACATAGCCGCCGCCGACACTGCCCCGTTGATGGCAGCCTTGGCAGGATCTTTCTTAACCCGCTCTTCTTCGGCCTTTTCCCAATGTGGTTCTAAGTACCAATTCCAGATCTCACTATGCGTTAGTCGAGGCACCAAAAACGGATCAACCCCGAAAGGATCATTAACCAAAATAGACATTAGCTTTTTGTGGGAAACCCCATGAATGTAGCTAATGCCTTCTAAACTTTTGGGTCGTGAATCTCATAAATCTCTTTAATAGCCAACATATAATCCGAATCTTCTTGGCTTTTCGCCTCAATCAATTCCGCAATTTCTTCATCTTTCATCGACTCCCCATCTGGGCCTAGCAAGAGTCGATTCATCTGAATCATTGCGGGTTTATTGCTCGAAGTAATCGAGACAATAACCGCCTGGGAGGGATTCCCTTCCCAAGTAGGAGGGTTCGCCATCAAGTCCGATTGATATTTGATATAGTCCGATCCGTCCATAATTTGTTTGGCATTCTGAAGCATATGCCGACATAGCCATCGTGCATAAGCTTGTTTGATTCCCACCGTCAGATTAGAGAGATACAAAGTCTTATCTCTCCAACTAACGGGGTAATCTTTTCGATGATTCAACATATGATAAATTCTTTATGTATGGGCCGAAGTAAAGATTGCCGAAGTAATCTGCAAACTAAAATCGTATGTCCCGTAAGGTGCGGACACACTTTGCCCAGGTGTTACGTTGTCAATCGTGTAAGTAATTTCAAAGCCCACTGTTGCGGAATAGCCGAGATAGCCGGTTCCAGATTTACCAATCCAAGCGTCTTTGTCGCTAGGAAGGTAAGCCGCAGCAGTGTTATCGAACTTCCCAGAGCAACTAGCGGTCCCCTCTGCAAATCCCGTTACACATGGCTTCCAATAGACTCCTTCAGCATCCGCAGTGATGCCAAAGTGTGCATAACGCTCGTTATCGATTTGGACGGGCATAGTCCAACTCTCCAAAAGTGCGTTATTGGCACCCAAGGAGATGCGGCCTTGCGTCCCTGAAATCGGTACAATTGCTGCCATTTAAACACCCTCCCAATTAGACAGACCCAGAGACGAAATAACGTATTGTGGCCGCGTTAGTGCCATCCGAATTTACAATTTGCAGTGTTTTATGTGTGCTATCGACTGTCATTCCTGCCGCAGTATATGACGTTTGCTTGTCGTATTCCCCAGCTTTTAGCGTGATTGTAGCTGCCGAAGAAAGCTTAGCTTGGAAGGAATTACTCGCAGCCCCGTATGCCACAATTCCAGACGACAGCGAAGTCCCATCATGAGCAATGTAGATCTCACGCACCTTAGCAAATGCACCTGCTCCGCTGATCGATTCGCCCAGGGGATTAGTCTGGCCCGTAGTCAAATCAATGGTTAGGGTAGCACCTGCTGCGAGGGTCTGAGCTACTGTCGCTTTATCCAGAACCTGATTGATTAGGACAGTCCCAGAAGCCGTAAACGAGTCCGAGCGAGCTATATTAATCGTAGCTGTACGCGAAGGCGTATCGGTCGTCCCTTGCACGTTTCCCTTGATCGAAACCGTATCAATAATGTTGACAGAATTCATTCTAGTTTCGCTCCTCCGATGAATGAAATACGATAATCATCCGCGAAACTTCGTAGTTCTTTCGTAGGTCTTCTTTGACAAATGCCGAGAAAGGTCGGATGTCCGTATTAGTCACGGTCGAAGCCCCTGCCAGCGTTGGCTTGTTTAAAGCCTTCTGAATGTTCAAACAAAATTGAGGCAATATGTCGGTTTCGGTTTGATATTTACCATCCGATTTCCGAAACATACTGATTCCAACCGCGTATAGTCTGACTACCGACCCGTAATTTGTCGCAGTGTTATTGTCTGCAAAAGCTTCGATAGCGTAGGCGTTGTCATCGCTGTAATTCACGATGCAAAGGGGCAGAGGATCCGTGGATAGAAGCAAGCCATCCTTGCGATATTCCACCGAAGCCGGCGGACTAGGCAAAGCCTCGATAACCGCGACTACGGCATCACAAATAGTCTGAATTGGGGTACTCAACTCAAGATCCCCCTACAACAGAAAGCTTGTGGACTCCCCAATTAGCAGTGAAGTTTAGCGAACTAGTCACCATCAAAACCAAATACAAATTACCCGCCGCGTCGATCACTTTATCATCAATGGAAGGAGCAACCGCCTCCCCTTCTTGATACATAAACAGCGTACTAGGATTGTTTGGCACACCGTCCGAGTTAATCCCAGACTCTACACTTTTCGGCGGAAAATAGACGTTCGCGTATGCGGTTCCACTGTCGAAAGTATCCCCGCCCGTTCTCTTAAATAAGGTCGCCGATGTTTTTTTCGGCTGCATTAACCGAATGCGTGTAACACGGTTTTTATCCATCATTGTCATAGCTTACACTCCTATAACAATGCGACGATAAGCGTTCAGCGTCCGAGCGATTGACCCGATCTTCATTAACTCAGCGTCCGGCGTTCCAAGGCTGTAGGAGTAGCCTTCAAACGACTCCGAATTCATTGAGATTCCATTCAACGCCGCCCCGCGTCGATCAGCAACAATCTGATAAATTACTTGTTTTAGATCGTAAGGAATCAGCGAATAGCCACCGACATAAGTTACTTTTAATGCACCCGGACAAGCCGTAGGAGTCGGAGTCAGATTCCGCGTATTCCAAGCCGTCCCAATCGGCCACCCATAACCAATCCGGTATAGCCTACCCGCGTAGCTATAACCATCTGGCCTATCGATCATTAGACAATAATCAGTTCCCGCAGTTAGTTGAGTAGTGCTAGGAAAAGCGTTTGGAGCCTGTCCGTAGAACCCTTGAGCGTCAAGATAAACCGAAGTAATTGAGATTACCGGAGTTTCTCGAAGCGTTACAATTGGCTGCCCAACAGTATCCAGATATTCGGTATATGTCCCGCGAGTGAATGAGCGTTGACAGATCCGCTTTACGGCCTCTTCAGCAGCGTAAAGCATGTTCAAGTATAGCGGAACTTCCGTTGTTGATAGCGTGCCAACCTGCAAATATGCAGACAATTCCGATAAGTTCGTCAGCGTCGGGGAGGCAGTCGAGCTGTTGCGAATAATGAACGCGGATGGCTCAACAATTGGGTAGATGTAGCCCGTGTTGGTCCGGGTGAACTCCCAAACATAAGCCCCAGGCGTCAGCGTTAAATCGGCTGCCGAGAATGTGATAACAAACACACCCGTAGCGGAGTTTGTTACCGTAATTCCAGAACCAATTGTCTTGGACGCTAGAGCAGTTCCGCCGTTGTAAGCCCGTAGAGTTGCCAATACAGTCCAGCCCGTCACGTTCTCATGCGGAGACAATGAGACTGTAACGGTCAAATCTTGACCAGCTTCGGCAACAATCACTTGAGGACTTACAATTGCCATTAGTTCGGAGGCCTTCCAGAGCCATCTTCGGCCCCTAAATCTACTCCTGAAACGTCCCTATCGATAGTATCTTTTCCGTCTATTCCACTTCCCAGAGTAGCACCCGTAGCACCTTGGGAAGTACCACTATTTCCGCCTATCGAAATCATCGCCCCACCGTATCCGACTAGCGATTGACCCGACTGGAATCCCGAAACAGCAACGGAATAGCCACCTAATCCGCTATAAGATTGCGAATACCCGCTTATTCCCGTCGCAGTTTCAGAATAAAGGCTAGTTCCCGTCCCGTCTGCATTGCCTAGATCAATTCCCGTTAAGTTTAAGTTGTCGTCGGGAGAACCGGAAACTGGCCTATCATCCGGCCTAAGCCCTGGAATTACCGGATAAATTGGCTGCTGATAGGTTTCTGTATCGTATCGATTCTTCCATGCCGAACGATAGGCAAAAGTATCGCTCGCGTACTCGAAAACAATGGGACTTTCTACGGTATCAGCGAAGAAATTCAGGTCAAATCGATTAACCTTCGACTGAATTGGTTTGGCTAGATCTTGTGGAGTGACAAATATAAGCGATTCAACATATCCAATTTGGTTGATTTGATGATTGATTCGTCTATCCGCAGACTTCCCAACAACAGAACCTTGGACAAATTCAAACGGAACTAGATCTACCGCCGTAGAATCGTCGGCAAATCGTCTACGCGACTCATTTACCCGCTTGAATTCGTCCGATTGATTCAGTGGGTAGGCAGGCTCTGGAATCGTTCCCAGGTCGTTTAATGCGTCTTTTCTGTAGCTTGTGGCTTGCTTGCGAAATGCAGGATCTAGCGGGGCAAATTCTGGTAGATAATCAGGCTCATAAGTATAGACAAACCGGCTAGCGAAATCGAGTTTAGACAATTGTTTCCTTGTCCCATTCCAAGCAATGTCTACGGCCGAAGTATACACCTGATTTGGGTATACCGCGGACATCGACACGCTCGAAAATGGGGCACCGGACAGCAGCATTTTAGTACTCGATAAAGACTAAGATTTCGGCACCACCATTGCCTCCGTTTCCAGCAGTGGTTCCATTTAACGAACCGCCGCCACCGCCGCCACCGGCTCCATAACTGCCTCCATTAGTGCCATTTTTAGGGGTTCCACCCGATCCGCCTCCACCACCTGAACCACCTAAATAAGTCCCAGCAGGAGCAGACTCACCAGCTACAGAGGAGGTTCCACCAGCACGAAATCCGCCATTAGTCGAATTGCCTCCGGCAGCACCTCCACCAGCTACGTTTCCCGTAGAAATTCCACCGGCACCGCCTCCACCGCCTGGGCCTAAGGCAGCCGCTCCCCCTGCCGTTGGTGTAAGGTTTGCTCCGTTTCCACCATCTTGGCCAGGATAAGAGCCATATAATCCACCGGCACCTCCAGGAGCACCAGAACCCGAACCTGTTCCACCGGTTCCACCCTGCCCAGCACCAAGATAAATGATCTTGGTTCCTGATGCTGCACTGTTATTGTAAACCGTTATTTCTCGGCCCGCAGTTCCATCGGTTCCACTCGTATTATTGGCAGCACCACCAGATCCGCCCGCACCCGGAGAACCAGCCCCAGTAATCTGAACGTAAACGGTAGGAGCTAAGGCACTGATGTCATATGTCTGGTCATCTCTAGCACCTGAACCACCTCCGCCGCCTCCAGACCGACTAGAGCCTGCAGCCCCTTGTCTACCTCCGCCACCTCCGCCGCCCCCAGCTTGTCCAATAATGCGAACATTTTTGCTGAATGGCCCCCATGTATGGGTTGTAGCCGTGGCACCTGTAAATGTCGTAATTTTGGGAAGATTGGCGGAGTCTGCAGGAAATCCCGCGTAAACGTTCTTCCTGCCTGCTGAAAATGTTACTGCCGAATTGCTATTGCTAGACTTAATCACCGTTCCGCGTGTGAGAATTCCACCCGTTGTCCAAGTGCCTAAATTGACTTCAATTTCGGGCTGCGTCTGATGTTCAATAGTGTAGACAACAGGGTCGCCGTTTGCGTATTCTGTGCTAAATGCAAATCGATTCGTGATTGGCCCATCCAAAGTTATCGAGCCAGTTCCGCTCGAAGTAGTTGTTTCAAAAATCAAATCGCCATAGGCAGGAGCAGCCATATTTTTACCTCAAATTTACTACCCAACAGGTACAACAATCGGGATATTATTGATGTCAATTTTGCCTTCTAGGATCTCAAGATAGGTTTCGAAAGGGACACACCCAAACCGAGCTAACGGACAATCTGGCCCGCATGTATGGCCATGACATTTGAGGCAATAGCCTCGTCTAGTCCCCGATCCCTTTACAGGAATCCAATGACTTCCACAGTGGACACATTGCCTAGTCGATGCGACTTCTTTGCCATCAACACAAATCACCCCAGAAGGTTTTAGTAGGTACTCATTCATTTACGGCTGGCTCCTCTGGTACGGTCACTTCTGGATATTGGGTAGCAAAGTCGATTATGTAGCACCGATAACACAACTCCGCGTATTTGGCTTCTTTCCCCTTGTATCCAGATACCGACGTAATATGGAAATGTGTTGGCATTACACTTTGGAAGCCAGAGCCATTCATTTCCCGGTAGTTCTTGATCTTTGTTCTACATCGGTCACAAAAAAAAGGCTGATGTTTCTTGCAAATATCGCAAGCCCCATCAGCCAAATCAATAATCGTAGGTCTCATTCTATTCCTCATAGAAGATGGTAAAATCTTCTGTAGTTGCAGACCCTCCAACCGCGTTGGCTAGGACACCAACACCATTGGCAGCGGTCGCAGGTAATTTCAGGCAGCTAAGGCTATCCCAAGCATTCCATGTGAATGGTCCGCGTTGATATTTCGCAATGCGAAGCAGAATTGCATTCGCCGTGTATGTAGGCTCTACCGAGTGATTGTAGCCACTAGAAGCGAGTGCAGCAGGATCAGCCGGATCGATTGCCACAGGGGTAAAAGCCGTGCTAGTTCCCGCAGCAGTATAGCGTTGCAGGTAGTATTCAGCAGAAGTATCGGAAGGGGTCGCAGGGGAGCCGATAATAACTTGATAAATCATAGGACGCACAGTTGTAGCACTGGTCAGACCGAGCATGGTCGTGCCAGCCGTGTTGGTGTCTTGTGCGTTGATGGAATACTTTCGAGCCATATCGACTTCCCCTTATATGTTGATTTGTTGATGCAATCACCGCCCACCCATAAGGAAGACGGTGAAGGTACTCCTTGTACACATGGTACATGAGCTATTCAAAATCCGGGATAGCCCCCTTACGGAAGACTATCCCGGCCCCGCGTGTCAAAGGGGGTTCTAGAGTACTTCTTCTAACGGGCATGGCGGACAAGTCAAAGCAGCCGTGGCCATCATTGGACTAGGAATTTTGCAGGGTCTTGACTCTAAAACAAGCGTATCCGAATCAGCCTTGCGTCTAACCGTCATGCCGTTTTCTTTAGCGTCTTCAATTTCCTTCTTGACCTTTTTAAGCTCAGCATAAGTCGTGGGCCATGAGATATTCTTTGGATCTTCGTCTTCAGCAAGTTCTTGCTTTTCCGAGTATCCCGCTTCCGGCTTGTATTTCCCAATAAACTCAGCAGCGGACAAGGCTTTTTTTGTCGTCGGATCTACTTGGGAAGCAGCCTTCACTAGCCGTTCGATAGCAATTTGCTCTGCTCGTTCCGTCAACATCTTGGGAACTACACCTTCTGGAATTCGTTCAGGTCGTGGAACCAATTTGAGCTTATGATGTCCTGCCCAGGCATCCCAATTGACATACAGCGGAACCCCTCGCAAGTACAAATCCCGAGAAAACGTCACGTCTTCTGTCGATGCTTTGTGAGTCTGCTTTTCGTTGGTCCACTCATAGTAAAATCGTGGATGAGGAAGACGCTTAACCGCTCGCATATCAATAAGCATCAACCCCGTAGCTAATGCCGCAGCGGGCAAAATCCCCTTGTATCCAGCCGCGTCCCAACGGTCAAAGTTTGCTACCTTGAAATTCGGATTAGCACAACCCGTCTCGGTCTGAGCCCACTTAAAAGCATACACTTCTTCGACGCTGGGAGGTCCACAGTAAGGAGCAGCAACTACACATGGCCCCTCATGCTTCCGCATAAAATCCCAAGTTGTACTGAAAAAAGGCTTGGCGTCGGAATAGCGAAGATCGGGAGACATATCCGAGTCAATCATCACCACATAATCAAAGCCTGCTTCTTCTGCTTCGACTAAACACCGATTTCGACCCATGGTAATCGGTGTATCTGTCAATCGCCAAGCCCCGATGTTTCCCTTCCCAATCTCAGGATGGAATGCTAACTCTAAGCTAAGATCGCGGACATAATCCGCGACATCTTGGTGGGTAGTATAGTTCCCAGGGAATTGGGCAATCATCAATTTAAATTTCGGCATACTTGTATGGTCCCCCAAAAATGACACGCGGTTTTCGACTTAAATTAAAAGGTCTTGTAGCACTCGTTCACCGTAGCCGCATACCCGATGGTAGTTCCCGAAACTGTCACTACCGTCTTAAGGTAACGTAAGCTTCGGTCGAACGTGACTACCGCAATAGTAGTGCCCGTAGTGGCTGCAATCGAAGCCGAGGTAATGTCGGTGTAAGCTCCGTTAGTCGTAGCACATTCCGAAACTTGTAACGTGGCACTAGTCCCGTTGAATGTCCCAATCTGGACTTCGGCCCAACATCGGCCATCACCTTGAAGCATGTCTAGAGATGTCATCGTTACCGTAGCCGTAAGCAAAGACGGGTTTACCGCTTGCTTACGCAATACGTTGGTACTGACATCATGAATAATCGTTGGTGGCATTCGCCTATCCCCTTTCTATATAAAAATTATTATATGTTGAAATCTTGATACATAGAACGCAGGCATACGCGATATATGCCTGCGAAACCTTGTGGTTTAGGAGATGGTAATCGCATCAGCGAACACGAAGGAAGCAGAGTGGCGGGCACCTGCGTCAAGGATCTGGATAGCACGCAGCCAGGTTTGATCGTTCGTAAATGGCGTGTCCCCGGTGTTTTGAGCCAGGAACTCCATAACCCCGAATCGACCGATTAACCAGTCTTGCATAGCACCCATGAGGACATAGGTCTGAGATCCACTACCACGGTTGGTCGCTACCTGAGAGCTAGTCACCACAGGAGAGCCATTGAGCCGTTTAGGAATCTCATCTCCGGCCCCACGGGTCAAATTGAACACGAATGGTCCAGCTTGATCCGCAGCAGTGATCGCATCCGCACGTCGGCTAGACAATGCTCCCCACAAGTCATTTCGCATAATAAACGAGAGTGGCAGATCCTGAACCGGGTCAGGGAGTCGGCCCACCATTTTGTTAATGTCTTGAGGCTGAATCACGTTGCTGGTCACAGTGTAAGCCAACAACTGATCCACACCTTGGGTCCACGGCGTTCCCGCAGCCAATTGGGTATAGGTCGTAAGCCCCTTGATCTGGGTTCCGCCCGTACCTTCCAACATTGCCAAGTCTGCTTTAAGAGCAGCTTGTGCAGCCATATCCCGACGAATCATGCCTTCCGTCGCAGCACCTGCGTATCGGAAAAGTTCGTTGTTGACCTTGACCAACACTGCCAACTTTTTACCGACCAGCTTCAAGGTTCCCAGCGTTTCTTGGCTATCGGTAATGGCAGCCCCTTCACCAACCCAGTAAGCCGTAGCTCCACCGGTTAGCTTAGGGAAGTCGATCATAGCGTTAGCAGGTAAGCTTACTTGAGAAGCCCCCGCACGGCTAAAGACCTCCATATTGCGTTGAAGGTCGATCAACTCACCAAGAGTTGGGTAGCCGAGCAATGCAGCACCGGAAGTATCAACCGTAGTTCCCAAAGCTTTTTGGCGAATCCAAGCCGCTTCACTTGGGTCAAACTTAGCTACGGATGCCATTTGCTTTTGGTGCAATTCATTCGCCAAGGTTTTACCTTCTGGCGTGAATTGGGGAATATCGCCGGTAGAGTACGGGACTAGAAAACTCTTACCTTGATAGTGAGGTTGATACCCCATATCGTGGTAGAGTTTTTTAAGTCGCCGTGACACTTCGGCTTCTTCCTTACATTGCTCTTCTGGGAGGAATCCGTTACAGAATCCCACTGCCTTGAAAATGCTATATCCCGCACTATCACGGCCAACAGGTCCGGTAGTAGCGTAGAATAGATTTTGCGGATTCACTCCACCGCTATACACGGGAGGAGCAGACTTTTCCACAGCATCCAAGCGGCTTTGCAGCGTCTTGTTGCTCTTCTCGACCGAGCTTACTGCCGTTGCGATGTTATCGAGCTTTTTAACAATCGCGTCGGCTGAAACATTAGCCATTTAGATGGCCCCCTTATTAAAGATTTGGGTCATTCAACCGACCCGATTTTCTTGACAAACTCTCCACACCAATCAGACGGTCTCGGCATTGGCCAAAGCCATCCCCCCGGAGTCGAAACACTAGGGGGAAATCTACGACAAATCAACTCATCAAAGAATTTACATTTGTCGCATTGAGGTTTTTCATCTACCGTGGGCAGACTTATCGAAGGAAAGATCTGACCTTGTTTTCGGCTCATTTCACGCCCTCAATCCGACTGCCCAAAGTATCCGAGTCGGCCTTGACCGCTAAGAACTTACCTTCAATCTCACTAAGCTTTTTCGAAATCTCGTCGAAGTCCAGGCCACCACTCAAAGTAACTGATTTCGTTGATACGTTGTCTACAGATAAACATTTCAACAGTTGTTGATATTGATGTTTCGACTTCTGCCGAACTAACGGCCCAAAGCCCACATTTCGACTAATTTCCTTCAACAAACTTGCAGCACTTTTGACCACTTCTGCAGCACTATCAGGAACTTTGGTCTTGGCTTCTGCCTCGATCCGCTTGCGTTCCTGGTGTCGAAAAAGCATCGCTTTAGCACGCATCCCTAAAGCAATTCGAGCCGACTTTTCGTATTCGTCGTTTTCTTCGTCTTCTGCAAATTCATCATCATCTTCGCCGATAGCTTTTTCTTCTAGCTCGCTATCTTCTTCCTCAAGTTCGTCGTCTTCACCTTCAACCGAATCGGCTTCCAACTCAGCATCGTCTGCAGCCTTGTCTACTTCATCCGAATCCAATTCGTCTACTTGCTCATCAATTTCATCTTCGACATCCATATCGCCCTTTTCATCTTCCCCTAATGGGTCTTCGTAATCAGCACCATCTAGCGGAGGAAGATCGGGATAGCGTTCATTAAAGGTCGAAGCAATTACCTTCACAGTATTCATCAAAGACTTTTCGACTTCGACAAACTTTCCTGCCGTCTCAGGCTCCATCGAACCCGCGTTCTCAGTAAGAAATTCAGCGGCTTTCATCGCGTAATCGTGCAAACCCATAAGGTACTGGGCACCTAGCGGAACCACCGGCCCTTCGTCTTCCTCACCTTCTTGGATAGGATCGACGACGGTATCTTTTTCTTCTTCCATACCCTTGATTCGCCGCTTCATACTGTCACCCCTATTTCTGTCATTATGCTTTAGAGTCAGTGCGTTTTTTAATTTCCACACCGACCGCTTTTTATCAACAATCAAACATTTTGCATTTTTGCTTTTATCGCCATCGTCGCTTTGCGTTTTATGAACAACTGGCGTTATCTCCCATTGCTTCATAAATTCAGCGTCTAATGGCTCACTACTAGCTATAACTTTAATTCCATCGCGTGGCTCTGTCTGTGCAATCTTTGGAATCTCACGACCATTAGTGGAAAAGTAGAAATACTTGGCAGGCTTTCCGTCAAGCTTGTCAAGAAGTTTTTTGGCTTCTGGCATCTCAGGATCATCTTCCATGAATGGATTGTCATGGTGCATCAAAACGTGCCTGATAGAGGAAACCCTACTTATTTTCTCACCTAATCCAACTAGCCCGAACTTTTTTGCAAAATCAGACAAAAACCCTAAATTGTCTCCAGTCGCATCTTCGGTATCGCTTTTGGCCGCCATAGAGAAATCAAACAAATGAGGCTTTTTGTCTTTGTCAAATCCAACTTGCAAAGGGTCATTATAACTAAGCCCAACTTCGCTAAGATGGGTAATTGCATTTACGATAGTTGGGTAAGCGTCTCGAACGACTGGAGCTAAGGAAGCCCTTCGAGCGGGAGGAATCGTATCAACACTTACTATGTTCTTGTAAAATGGAGTGACTATTTTACCGTCTACTGTTTTACCAGGTGCCACGCCATCTACGCCAGCTAAAAGCTTATAAGCATTAGATTCGTTTTCAGTTGCAGTCTTTACTACCTTATCCCCAACTCTATAAACGTCTCCAGTGCTTCCAGTTCCAATCTTTTCACCCTTTTCAGAGCCAGAGTCAGATTCCTTGCCGTCTGGTTCTTTGGAGTCGTCTTTCTTATCATCCTTGCCATTCTCATCATCTTCTTTGTCTGTCCCCGGCTTAGAAGCAAACTTCCCACCATCGCGAGGATGATCTTCTTCTTTGAATTCAGCCTTTTTCTCAATGCTAAACCCATTCGACCATTCAGGACTTTTAACCATAAAAGGGCTGTACAGACGCACAACATCCGCAGACAGTCGCTTGCGCCCAAACCCCTTTTGCACGATCTCACATCCCAATTTCAAGGCATCTGGGTTCATCGGAATCCAGACCGTAGACCACTCGTGCATATCACAACGTTCGACTACAACAATCTTGTTTCCGCTTTCGTCCGTAGCGATTCGTTCCCCGCCCGGCTGAACCGTGAATCCGATAGAAGCACCATTGAGTAAGCCATTCTCCGCAAGGTAGTATACCTCTTCAGAAAGTTTGCTTTTCTGACTCAGCCACACCGTAGACTCTAAGCAGTCACCCGCAACAACCGTTGTATAGTTCCCGTCAGGATCTTGCGACAATCCTACTGGCAAATGGTGTTGATGATCGAATAAAACAATAGGGTTCTTTTTGTGATGTTCGCAGTTTACCCCAGCAGGCAGTACAATTTCACGCTCTCGGTCTAGGGCAGGAGTCGCAATGCGATAGGTAAGCGTCATCCGCTTGCTATCAAGCTTAGGGTTTCCCGTAACTGAATAAGTTAGCGAACCGCTCCCAATTAGGTTGATTCCTTGATAGGGATTCGGCCCGGCCTCTCTACTTTTCAGAACGGAATAAATAGAGTCAGCCATTTAGAATCCCCTCAATGTGTTACCCGATTCCTTAGCCAAATCCGGTCGTTTAATTCCAGTGAGCTTCGAGCCTCCCGGCTCATCTGCCATTTGGTCTGTATCTAGACCTTGCATTTCACCGCCACCCATTTCACCGTCTTCGGCTCCTTCCAGCCCCATCGCGTTTGGATCTTCACCACCGCCACCGGCTCCGCCTAATAACTCATCTCCACCTTTATCAGGAGGCAAAGGAGGATCGCCATATTCAGCCCGAATTTCATTTTTGGTGTAGCATCCCGAAGCCGTTTTCGCTTGGATATACTGGAGATTCAAAACTGGATCATCGAAGTTTTTGGCGTCTAATTGAACGCGAAACCCCTTGCCGAACTTCTCTTCCCAACGATTGGTGAATGCTCCGCCAATTAATTGAAGATCCGGCTGTACACTCAATTCCGTCGTCTGTTTTAGTGATGCTACACCGGCAGCGTACGAGGTTGTTTCCGTCACCCCAGCGGCCATCGGGCTAACCCCTTGGATGGCCAAGATCGTATCACGCGATTGATTACGTCCGTTGACATAATCCAACTCAGCAGGCGTTCCACCAAGGTTTTGAACTTCAACCCCTTGAAGCATCAGAGTCTTACCGACATTCGATGTCCCGGCCCGATAGTTATTGATCTCCGCTCTGGCTCTGTCCAAATTATCTTGGGACAAGTCTAGCGACGGGTCGGCACTAAAGAACAGGCCCGGTTTAACTGAGTTTTCAAAGTTAGAGAACGTAGCCCGATCTTGCTGTTCTGAAATATCAATTTGCATCGAACATGCCGCTAGGGGGCTTGTGTACTCCCCAGGATACAACGGATTTGGCCAACCCATCGAAATGACAAGTCTAGCGTCCAACATATAACCCGTCGTATATGGGGACGTGAACGCTTGCGAAACCGAATTGATTGCAGGCGTTACCCAATAAGCTCCAAAGGGATATTGTGGCGATGGAGGCAGCATTTGCCGAACCCACGCCCGCGGAATAACCCATAGCTCCACCGGCCATCCAAATCGATTAGACACTTCCCAGATATAGCAGCCACCCGTAAGCCGGAACTGACAACCAATTTGGTAAAAGAACTGCTCCCCCGAAGTCTTAGGATTTGGCTTGGCAAGTAGTTTAGCTATATGGTGTTCATGTCGCGGCGTTTCGTGATGCGTTGGGGCATCGGGAGCATACCCTTTGAGCTTGAATTTTTCCTTTTGTCCATCCTGAAATACTGTAACCGTAGCTTGTGCAAATTGTTTCGCAATCGTGCTTACAGCAACATAGTTCCAACCTGTAAAATGTTGGGTTTCCTTGAAGTGGTCGCTAATCCAATAGCCCGGCGTTGCACCGGCTAGATTTGCTCGAGCGTCACTGCGTTCCCTTTCCTTTAAGTCATCTTTTCCCAAGATGTCTTTGAAGAAGTCCGCCGCTTTTCGGAAGAATGACTTGCCCATAGATCCATCATTACCATAGGCAAGTGCATATAGAAATTAGCCTTACCAATCACTCAGAAGAACCGGCCAAACTATCGGCAAACTGTTCACGAAAACGGCATCTTTTGAGGTCTTGAATCAACTCATCTTCATATGTCCAAGCTTGGATTTGATCGGCTTTGTAGCCAGGATTAGCCGAGCAGACCCATGTTCCAGAGTAGTCGTATTTATGAAATACGGCAGCTCGTTCTAGCGTCCCGATCCGCACTACCGCGACAATTGCTCGATGTTTGTCTGCCGTCGCCAGCTGTGCATAACTGTAAGCGTTCATTCGGTAAAATCTCCGTTAAGTTTATCGTCTTCCTCACGCCACTTTAGACCGTCGTGGTAGCCATTCCACCAATGCAGCCTATCTTCTTCTTTGTATACGTCCGGCCTCGAATACGCCATAGGAACGCCGTCATGCTTTCCGCACAGGAAGCCCAGATCGTATAGAATCTTCAATTCCTTCTGTCTGGGAGTCTCCGCCGATAGATGGATTTCACCCTTGCTTGCGGGTTTGAATAGCATCCACAAAAGCCAAATCACAACTATCGTTACAACAACCGAAGAGCCGCAAATCAAGCCTACTATCCAAGGCTCCATTGTTTCTTTTCCTTTCTCTTGTTGTAGATCTCCCACAGTTCATCCCGTGAAGGCGTCCGATTCTCGTATGGGATCATCTTCCGATACTGCTGGAACCCCACGAAATTCCCGCTTCGGATCGGTTCATCTAAAGCCATCGCAGAATGCTCAAATGGAGACATATGTCCATTCTGTTTTAATTCATCGTGGATTCGATGATCGTCTTCCAGGTCAAACTTACCGTGAAAGTTCGCGTAACTACCTCTAGCAGCCCTTGCCGTGGCAACCTTCAATTTGCTCCAATTATCCAGCCCCTCGTACACGTCCCGATCCATGAAGGGAATATGCCATTCCCCAGCCTTCAATTGCTTAGGCTCGTTATGCAAATACAAATGAAGCATTTGGAATGCTAGTTCCGCATGCTCTTCCTGTGCGTCGTCATCTACACGAAGCGAGAAGAAGTTGCCCAATTCCGTGGCCGAAATCACCGTAGTAATATGAGCAAACGGCATCAAATAGCGGTTAGCCTGCTCCTTGTGGACTCCTAAATCCTCAAGACATTCCACACAATTGACCGCTTGGAGTAGATGATTTTTGGCTAACGAAGTAGCCAGCATTGCATCCCCCTTGGGTAATTCTCCCTTGGGCTGCATACCTTTGCCATTCTTCCGCCATCGCTCAGGAATCGCAGGATTGGCAAGACATCGCTCCACTACCTTTGCTATCGGCATCGCTCTAGCCGAGCAAGAGTTAGTGCTTAGATCTCGATGAGTCTTCAATTGTGCATGAATCGCTAGGGGATAGGTAGCTAGGTAGGTAGTCAATCGCTTCCCGCAGGGGGCAAGGCTATCGCAGATTATTTTGACTTCAATCATTCCTTGTTACGCTCCGCATTAATACCCATCTGGATTCCACGCAATACGTTTTTGAGAGATTCAATTTCGCTATCTTCTCTCAAGTTAAATTCGTAAACCTTATTTCCCGCATCTACTTTGCAATTGCCAATCCGGTCAATAGCAAACCCCAAGGGAATGCCGTCAACAAGCATCTTGAATTTAACGCCATAGAAAAACCCTTTGACATATTCAAGATCTTGAATCGGCCAATATGCAAGAAGCCTATTCGCGATTATGTTTGCTACCCAAATTAAGAATGTGCTATTGTTGTGTTTCTCATCGCTCACAATCAACTTGGGCAGACTTAGCAAAAGTTCTTTTCCTTCATCGCGTATCATATCAACAATTCCTTATATGTTTATTTGACGATAGGTAGAGTTAGTCCGGCTTGATCTTGATACTTGCCCTTCTTATCCGCATAGCTCGTTTTGCATTCCGCCTCAGCCCGGAAGAATAGCATCTGTGCAATGCCTTCCCCCGCGTAAATCTTAGCTGTCAATTCTGTTGTGTTATGAATCTCCAAAGTAACCTTGCCACGCCATTCAGGTTCTAGTGGAGTCACATTGATGATAATCCCGCATCGGGCATAGGTGCTCTTCCCAACGCAGACGGCAAGAATATCTCGCGGAATCTCAATCCATTCTACGGTTTCAGCCAAAGCGAACCCATGAGCAGGAAGATAAAATGGTGAGCCATCTCCAACAGTGACTTCTTCTGCAATACTTGGAAGAAATTTCTTCGGATCGACAAAAGCCCCTAGGAACTTGTCAAACAATCGAAATTTTCGACCAACCCGCACATCATACCCGTAACTAGTCACCCCGTAGGAAATAACCCCAGGTCGTTCCTGTTGTGGCTCAAACGGCACAATCTTAACATCGCGTTCAATCATCCAATCCGGTAACAATCCACTCATATTAACAATCCTCTGAGATAAGTTTTCTAAGGTAAAACAGCCCTTCATTCAGTATTTGCCATACTCTCCCCTCACTGACTTTTAACCGCTTAGCAATGGCTAGATGCGTATTTTCGCCCTCTCCATTTAGACCGTAAGTCATCTCGATTACGGTCCTCATTCGTTCGGGAAACCGCTTAAGAATCCTATAAATCTTTTCGTTATCCGCAAAGCTTTCGCGTTGTTTTAGGTCGTACAATGCACTCCAATTTACATCTAGATCACCAACCAAATTATTCGCATTAGACAGCCTAGACTTGAGCAACCGCCGTTTGACTTGAACCGCTCCGAAATATGCTAGGAATGCACCTACAGGAACCCCCTTCGATTCGTCGAAGTGCCGGACCTTGAGTATCACCGAATCTAGTGCATGGTCGTAAGCCTCATCGTAATCGTATAAAGATCGATAGACACGATTGGCTAGAGCTACTCCCTTTTTAGACAGCACTTCTATGGCTTGTAGGCTTACATCACTGCCCAGCAAATCCCGTTGCTTATCGGTCAGCGGGTCTTTTCTCCAATGTCCTGCCATATATCCTCTACTTTCGCTTTTTGATTCGCTTGAAAACTGGTGTTTCCCCTGGGGGCAAGATTACAGTCTCCAACTTCTCTGGGATAAACTGAGCTTCCACGGCCAATAATCCAATCTCATTCCTTGCATGAAACAGCCATTTCCACCGGGTTTCCTCTCCCCGTTTCCACAATGTCCAGTCTTTACTTTCTTCCTCTTTGTAGGTCATTAGATCCCTTTCAAAAAAAATAACCGTATCACCTGCAATGATGATACGGCTTACGGAGTTCAAAGATTAAGTCACTTGCCTTCAAACCATTTAGCCGTTAAACAGACCCTCAACCTTTGGTGTATGATCTGAGTCGGCAGGACATCCTTAGCAATTTCTCTCAAATCCTCTTTGAACTGTTCTGCGATTTGGACAACAATTCTATCCACAAAGTGAAGGCATTGCTCCACGCTAGGGTACTTATTCCATAGGTCATTTACTGCTTCTTTGATACAGTCGTCAACCACTTCAGGAAACTCGGGCACTACAATAGTCATTTGATCCACTCCATTTGTAAAAATTATTTAACCGGAAACATCACCAAGGCATTCTTAAATTTTCCTTAAAAAATTCCGCCAAATCAGATTGATAACACCATCCCACAACAGCAGGATCGTCATTAAATTGGTTTTCGCCGTTGTGGTAGTAGGTCTGCCAAACCGAAGCCCCTTCAAATTCCATCAAAATCAGAATATGGCTTTTAGGCTTAGGCGACTCCGTTTTTTCATAAACTTTCATAACTTATTCCATTTGTAAAAAAGTTACTTACTTGGAAACACCCCGTACTTTTTCAACTTCGCGTACAGCGTCGGCATACTGATACCGAGGATACCACACGCTACCATTTTGTTTTCGCCAACTTTTTTGAGGACCAAAAGGATATGCTCCTTCTCTACCTCTGCCAGAGTCTTCATTACACCCCCGCCTTTCTCTTTACCCATCCGATGATACTCCTTACGTCCCTCTTCATTTTTTTCCATTCACGGATATTGTCCGCTCTGTCTTCTTTGATTGACCATTGTGCCCATGCTACTAGTCCCAGCATCGCTGCCATAAAAGCAACAAAGTAAATTGCAGTCCACATATTAAACCTCCATTTGATGTTTAGTTTATCCCGACTCCCCCAGGTCACACCCAGGAGAGTTTCGCCCGGATCTCACGGGCTCATCAGGGGGTTATTCGGCCTCCATGTCTTCGATGATTTTGGCCGCGGCTTTATTGATTTCTGTTCGCCGCATAAAGTAAGTCTGAATGTCATGATCGAAAGAATCTGGATGGACAAAGTTCGGCCCTTGCATTTCGATCAATTTTTCGGTGACTGCGGCGGCATAGTCGGAAAGAGTCATGGTCAGGTCTCCTTGTTAAATTTGTCAGTTCAAAACTCCCATGCCAACTACCCCGTCTTACTCAAGCAAAATCCAGAACACGATTGCGATGATTACCAAAGCTTTCAGGGTTCCTAGAGTAAGCATTTTTGATTCCTTTGTGTTAGTCGTTCGTCACTTCTGTATAGACATCTTAGGGGACTCCGTTCCCCATGTCAAGATTATTTTTAAGAAAATTAAAAAGAAGGCTTTTTGAACGGCTTCTTGTATGGAGCTATACCACATTTGTTGCGGGCATGGCATACCATCCTAAGCGTAACACCAATTTTTTCTGCAAGCTCAGAGTCTCGCATAGTTCCCAGCAGATGCTTCCATTGATCCCAATCGACGCCTAGATTGCCTGTCTTCTTTTTGATTCCCAAAGGAGCAATTTCCAAACTTTGTCGCTTTTTGGATACAGATGAAGAAGATATTCCCATTAACTTGGCTAAGGCATTATCAGACATCTTGCCCAGCTTTGCCAAATTTTCTGGAGTCCACTCCCCGTAAATATACATTTCCTCGTAAAAAGCCGGGATGCCAAGTTTGTTGCGGGCTTGTCGGATACGATGTTCTTTAATTCCAAGCTTTTCAGCCAATTGTGGATCTGGCATTGTCCCAAGTAGTGGAGCTACATTGGGGTCTTTGTCTAGATTATTCCACTCGTAATTGTCCCTCACTTTACCACCTCCATTTATTCTGCCAGTCCACTGCCACCACACATCCGATGAGCTTCGTTCGATTCTCCTTCAACATAGACGGCAACGCCATTCAGCACAAACACCCCGGTCTCGTCGCTGCTGGCAAAAGCCGCATCCAAGGATTTGGTCAATTCAGCTTGCGTTGCTGGTCGGATATATTCGCCGGTGCTGTAGTTGTGAAGGTCGCCAAAGTTGATTTGAGTAGCCATGTTTACAATCTCCGTTTGATGTTTAGTTCAGAAGTTTTCTTCACTTCTGTAATATCATCTTAATAGACTCCCCGCAGATAGTCAATATCTTTTTTAAGAAAATTAAAAAGAAAATGGGAGCAGTTACGCTCCCATCGTCCAACTACCGAACCTCACACGCTCCACCAGAGCAAGCCCACTCCTGCTGTAGCTGGGTTTCATCGGTCTCTTCGATCATGGTAGTGAAATCAACCGGCTTATGTTCCCGTTGAAGATCTTGCCACAACTTCCAGTTATGCACTTCCTTCAAACAATGAGACATCTTTTTGATATCTCCACCAAAATACCGATCCGCAAATTGTTTAGCCCGTCGGATCCAATCTTTTTTGTCGCGTGCAATCAAGAATTCTTCGTCTGTCACACCAAGCAATTTGATCGGCTCCCCTAGCCCATTAACCGCATCGCAAGCCACCCAAAGGTTATCGTTGAATGCTCGCAATCCATCGACGATAAGCCCCGATGCGAACATGCTTCCCTCGCCGTAGATCTCAGCGATTTCGGAGGCGTTGTGAACCTCGCACATGGGAGCTTGTGGATAGTCCAAATCGCCTTCAGCGGGCATGAATGAAATCCCGGCAAAACTCTGTCGGTTATCGTAGATGTAATCAACAATAGCGGGCCATTCATGCTTCTGAACTATGACGGTATTACTCACATTATGGGACAACCAAGGTTTCACGCAAGCCTCTTCCCGCTTACCCGCTGCCACCCAATTCTCTTGCACGAATTTAACTTTCGATAGGAACGTCACTGCGTCAGCGTCGTTCTTAACTCCTGCTTCTTTGGGAGGCTCCACACAAAACGTAATGATTTCGTCAGTTCCATTCGCAGACCAAACTGATTTCTCTACCGCCAACGGATTAAATTTCTTGTAGTGCTGTGATGGATTCTCTAATACGTTTCCTTGAACCCGTCGAAAGTACCGTTTTGCATGATGGTAATGAACACCGCTTGCGGTCCCCAGAATGCAACTGGTAGTTCCCGCAGGCTTAACGCAGGTTGCTCTAGCCGCTGGATTGATCCCGATCTTGGCCGCTATCTCTGCATTAACAGCCAACACTAATTCGGCCATATCCCGTTGCAATTGAGCATCAAAGATGATGTCAGGTGAATCCATGATTCCCGTGATGGAAACGCCTAACAATGCCTCGCGTTTGAATATCTCTTCCGAGTTCTTCCCAAGGTATGGGAAGTCGGTATAGCCCGCTTGTAATGTCCCGATGATAGCCGCAGCCGTGGCAGCTTTGACGAAATCAATCTTACTCCGAATCATCTTCCCGTTGATCTCGCAAAGGTTGCATCCTTGCCATCCTGATTCTCCATTCAGTGCATTGATTGCTCGCATTCCAATTTCAACGCATGGATTGAAAATTGATTCCGTACTATCCGCCCAAATGAATCCAGGCTCACCGTACTCCTGAACAAATTCCATCAATGCCGCAAATTGCTCTTTGGTGGTCTCGCCTCGAATAAGCAAAGCACTGTTATTGCTTCGGCCACGTTGCGGGTTTTCTTGTCGCCAGTTCCCCGTCTTGGCTTTAGCCATCTCCTCATCATCAGCAGAGAACAAACACAGCGTAGCACTACGACGGACACCACCGCTCAATACAGCATCGCTTGCGTGCATCATCACATCATAAGCATCGATGGGACGCAATTCGGTTTGACCCCTAGCAACCAAGCCATCTAACAAAGCCCGGATCTTATCCAGTGCCTTACGCAACGGCTCAGGCCCAGGGGCCTTGCCTACTCCAGATGCAAGGTCGGCTCCTTCCGGTCGAATTTCGGAATAATCAAAAACGACGTTGTAAGTCAGCCAGTTTTCAAATTCAGGATGGTAGAAATATGTTGCTAACAACACGCCCAAAGCATCCGCCCAACCCTCAATGGAGTCGTCAACGATGTGAATCTTGTCTTTGCGGACTAAATGCGGATTTCTTGCAAACTTAGGAAGTTTGGCAATGTGATGCCGTTGCACCGAAAACCCGGTTCCGCATCCACAAAGGAGCAACCAAAAACATTCCTGAAAAAATCGGATACGGTCGCAATACGAAGCAGTGCAATTGTAAATCCGTGCGTTCTTGTCCTCGATTGGTTTGCCGCCGAACTGCAACGCACGTTGGGAACCAAGGCATCGTTTCTCTAGCACCTGCTGAAATGCCCACTCAATTTCCTCAACCATATGCGGATACTTACGCAAGTGCATTTGTTTAACGCGATCAGTCGCTTCTGCCCATGTCTCACGTCGTCGTTTGGATTTGTCGTAGCGTGCGGACTTAGAAATAAACGTATAGTCCTGTAATGCCTCAATTGACATCTGAAAAACCCTTTGGTATTTGCAAGTTTATTTTGTGGAAGATTTGCGATTCTACCCGATGCGAGTTCACCGGGTAATTGTGGCTAAAACTGACCACTAATAACCAAACCTCTGATAATTTTATAGTGCGTGCGAGCAAATTGAATAGCAGAATTCGGCGATTCAAATTTTCCCCCAACACCGCTAGCAATATAGCTACGACTAATAACCCTATTAATTATCCACCCTTTGCCGCTCCATGTGACATACAGCGTATATCCGCTCTCCCTGAACCTATATTCCTGCATTGTCTTGCTCCTGTGCTACTAACTCATTTAATCTTTGAATAGCCCACGTCTTAGCCTGCTCAAAATCCGCAAAGACTCCAAAGCTTGGCCCCGGTATTTGGATCAAAGATCCCCTAGTTCTACTGTGTACTGCCACCATCCAAAAGCTAGTCGTATTGCACCTTCCAGATTCAGGAATCGGCCTCCCGGTATACGACTCATTTGGACGACAGAACTTAACTACATACCTTCCGCGTGAAATGCTCATCTAATCGACTCCTTTTTTCCTGTTCAATGGTTCAATGAACACCATACTGAACACCCTGAACAACGTCAAGGCAATAATTGTTTGTAATACCATAAGTTGAGAAGTTGGCTTCCTAGTCCGATGATCCCGAAATCTGTTTCGGGATCATGCCAAAATCCCAACTAAAACCGCCTTCATTCTAACTATACTACGAACGACGTTTCTCATTTTTGAGAATATGAGAATCTCTCATAAGTCTATAAATATCACGAGTTAAATATCATTTCCTATGCCTGTGATATTTAGGTTTATTAATTAACTTTATACTTTTGCCTCCATTCAAACAATCATTATACTAAAATCCGTCAGAACCAATTGATCTTTCTCATTTTTGAGAATTTAGGATTTAATAGATACCTTGTTAAATAATTTAACTTTAGGTGCGTAGTAATTGAGAAGTATGATTCTCAACCTTGGGCAGTTTTCAGGATGATTTATTTCGAGTCAAATATGTGTAGATAATTCCCTAGACAGTCGCGTATCGTAGTTCATTAATGTAGTCGTACTTCTCGCATAGCAGATCTAGAAATACTTCCTCTGGGCAGTCTCCGAGGAGCAAAGCCCTGGCAGCCGGAACTAAATCTTTGTCCGTCGTATATTCGTTAATAGACGGCCCAACGATGTGAAGTTCTGCGTAGCTTGGCTTCCTTCCAACTTGATCCGTGTATTCGTATCTGAGCGATGCAAACAACTCATCCGATCCAACAACCAATCTTCGGCGTGTGGAAAGCTCAATCATACCCATAGCCACTTGCAAATGTAGCTCTGCGTTGTTCTCGGCAAAATCCCATCCTACCATTGCCGCTTTACCTTCGGTGTCCTGGTAATACAGAATGACTCCACATCCCCAGAAATTGAAATACCATCCAATCGGATTGTCTAGAACAATGTAATCTAGAACCCGCTGTTGACCCGCAGGAACATAAGTATGCTTGCACCCGATGAGGTTCAGGGCGTCTATCACCAATTCTATTATCTCTTCCCGATTCATTCCTTTTGCTCCTAGTATTACAAAGTATAACCGATTTTCCCTTTGGTGTTTTACTGCCCAACAGGATACACGAACTCATTGATCTGGGGGCATACCTCGCACAGGTACTCTAGCACTACTTCCGCTGGGGTATCGCCCAGGAGATAGCCGCGAGCTATTGCGATATGGTCGGGATTGACGCTATAAGCTATCTTGGGCCGACCATCAAAAAACGTCGTTATGTCCACTACAAGCTTTTGCCTGATGTCGTCTGGTTGATGGTATTTAGCTTCAATCCGAATTTTGACCCACCTGCTATCCTCACTTGGAAGGAACATCATCCCCTGGAAAGGATTGAATAGATCTACTTTCCACACTTGATTCATCATGTGGCAGAACTCATCTGGCTTATATTCCTTCACTACTGCCCCATGATGCCCGCATACCGCCACCAAACCCGGCTTGACAATATATTTTGTTCCTGCATAGCTCAGATGCACATTCCCTTGCTCACTCACTTCGGCCTTGTCCGGCCTAGCCCCCACAATTTCCATTGCGTCCATGAACCGCTGAACTAGGGGATTCCCCTTGTCTCGGACGTGCTTGTATGGCTTCATTAGCTTAACCCCGTATAGTCTGTCCAATCAATGGACTGAATCCTTACTTCTTTCAAGATGTTTTCAGTCCATTTTTGCATTAAAAACACTTCTGCTATTTCACTATCGATCACATCAAAAGACAGGAAAGAGGAATGCCCGTAGATCCTATGCCACTCAAAACTAATCGTCTGATCTACCGTTCCGCATATCCCCGTGGGCAGCGGGAAGCCCGTCTGCTCTAGTCGGTCGATGAGCGTTAAGGCACCGTCTGCCACACCCTCAAAATCAACCCGAATCGATTCGACCGCGATTCGACAATCATGCCAAGTGTTCATTAGTCAAGCTCCTTTGGATACACCAAATCCCGGATCTGTTCATTGGCTTCGCATAGACCCTCAATAAACACTGCCTCGGGGCAATCCCCAAGAATATAGGATCTTCCCAGAGCAACCATGTCGGATTCACTCCAGGACATATACCGGAACTCTTCCAAACCATCCGGCATCCTGCGAACGTCTCGAATATGCAAATAAGGGACTTTTGACGTATTTCGGATCAAAGACACCTCTAAATTATTTGACGGTTGTTGCTGCAGGAAAACCACTTTGCGAACTTCTGGCAGATGCTTCCAAACTAAATCGGACACTTCCTTTCCAGCCCAAGACCAACATTGAGCTACCCAAGTAACCGCCTTGGTGTTCTTGAGTGGAACCGTAGTGCTTCCAATCGTCACTGTGCCGCCAGTAAAGCCAAATTCCTGGCCACCTATATTCATCCTGCCAGATTGGATAGCTTCCCCATTCCATACCCCAATCTGGGGACTATTCCGGCAGTCTACCCAAAGGGTCAACCGCGTACTTACTCCGACCTCTAGCCTACCTTTGTCATCACGCTTAACCCTGATCGGCCTCAACGCTGCCTCCTCTAGTATGCTGTAGACTAGATCTAGGTACGACTTCTCAACTTCAGATATTTCCATTGCCTCTCTCCTTTTCCTTACTTAGTAGTTAATAACAATAATAATAGTAATCATAAATATAAGTAAGCACGCGGACAGACACGCAGAGCCGAATGCCTCCCTTGGGAAGTTGGACGGAAACCGCAGGGGAAAAGTCGGAGAAAATACCCTATTCATCATACAAAATCAGGGGAGAAATCAAAGGGGATTTGCAAAACACTTCTGCAAGCACTAAAATTCGCTTATTTGTATGATGATATGGGATGTATAAACTTAATTAATAACCCTAAATATCAGGCACCTAGGATGTCATATTTAAATGGGTGATATTTATAAGGTTTTGGCAATGAAGTGGGAGTTTTCATTCCTTTTAATAGATTATGACAACAGTTAGCGAATTGGAGATAATACCCTAGTTTAGGGTATTATCTACTTGGCAGAAGAATACCATACTGGTTATACAAGTCCATCTTTTACATTGGAAGCAAATTGGGCTAAATCGGTATCCAGCCAATCTGAAATAATCTCCCCGTACTTGTGTTGCTCCTGCTCCTTGTCGTCAAGTTCTGGCATTCGTTTGAGATACTCCAGAAGCCACAACATCGAGTGGAACCCCATTTCGAATTCAAGAGCAACAAAATCCCGGTCCTTGGTTAAGTCGGTCCTGATAGACAATATCACTGCATTGGCGTTCTTGCTAATGGTGCGATAGCGAACGTAGTGATGATAATTAGGGAATATACGGTCAAACTCATCGCTCAGCCTATCCCGAAATATGCGTTCTCCGTCAGACGTTGGCTAGACTCCATTCACTGCCCAGGTTAAAGAAGTCCTGGCGGATGTCCCATTCAACCGAGTCGGGCATACCGGATTGAATGAGGACACGCAAACATTCCTTTAAGCTTGGATAATCAAACTTCTTTTTGACTAATTGAAGAAAGTATACTGCTCCGACCTTAGAGACGTGTCCCATTGGGAAGATCGGGTAAGCATTGCCAGCCCGCCCGTAATGTCCCCAACGGTTGATTATCAGCCATCCATCGGGTTCATAGATCACTTGATAGCCAATAAACCCTGGCCACGGTTCGGGCAAATTCTCTTTCAAAGCCTGTCCGAGGATGTAGGCATATTCCAGCCGGTCGAAGTCAATGTCGGGGTAGCTCATTGTGCCCGCTCCTTGTCCATAGATGCCAACTTCTCAACGAATTCCTTTAGCTCCATCCTGCAATGTTCCACCAGGAACTTTTCCGAGGTATACTCCCGCAGCTTCTCACGGTCCATATAAGACCATTCGACTAGGTTGACCATCGAAGCAACGCTTAACTCGACATCACTGACAAGTTCTCTTTGGCCGGTTAAGTACGCGTCTATCGGCTGCACGCTCAGCAAAAACTTCTTATTGTCCTCCGTCAAACTAATCCACACCTGACAATAACACAGGTTCTCTAGCCGAGTCCCCAGCAATGCCGTAAATCCGTATCGGTCTGCTAGTGTGAGTTCCATTATTATTCCTCCTGTTTATCCCAATAGGTCAAATCGTTAATCAAATCATCCAAAGCATCTCTACGGCCCTCTAGGTCAATCCCTGTACTTTCCCAATCCCGATAAACCCAACCGACAAGGTACGCCATCGATTGTGCGGACAAAGGAACTTTATCGATTCTGAAATGCTCGTTGTTCTGTCCCCATCCGTCTATCTGAAATATGGTCGCAATGATTCTTTGGCAGTCATCAGACAGATCGGTGTCTATCCCACAATTGCAAAGAGCTTCCAGCTTACCTTCAAGCAACTGCTCAAATCCGAATCGGTCATTGTGGTTAAGCTTCATTGTGCTTCCTCCTTGCTTTCAAAAAATCGTTTAATCTTCTCAGTCACAATATAATCAGGATGATAGTTTGGGCTGGACTCCGGTTGAATTTGAAGAACGAACAAAAGGAATTCTTTGATAAAATCCCTGCTTACTGAGTTATTGTCGTAAATACATTCATTAAAGAATTCATCGTAAACCTTCAGAATGTTTTCATCTGGGTTCTTGCGTCCGCCAACGCAAACCACCCACAAGGGGCTGTTCATTAACCCCTCAAAAGTTACATTGATTACAGTAGTTACCGCTTCGTAATAATCAGCCATCCTTTCACCTCCAAAAATAAAGCCTCTAGAGTGATTCTAGAGGCCGCATGGTTCAATCCGGGTTCTACTCTACCAATTGCATCCACTCTTCAAGGCACTCATCGTAGAGCGATTGTAGCTCTACATAATCCATCTCATCAAACTCCGTCACAAATATGGGGTTGCCGAGGAGCGTTCTCATCGACACTTTGAAATTATGTTCGTGGAATAATTCGTCCAGTTGATCTTGGACCATATCGCAGAGAACCGTAAGCTCAGGGGAGCCGATGGCATATTTACATTTGGGTTTTGGAATGTTAACAGAGACACGCATATTCTAAACTCCTTTTGATAGACAGGATGCCACCAATGCGATGGCATCCGTTTGAATGAAATGTTACCAGCAATAATGAATTCCGTTTCCCGCTACAAAGTCTTCAGTCTCTTCGATGCCACCGTCTAGGATTTCGGCAGCAATCTCCTCTTGAATATCTAAAGGGCAGTCCCGCTCGCGGCAGAGCCTCCAACCTTGACCTATTCCACTCATATCGATGTAAATTGTCTTGCCAGCAATGTTTAGAATGTTAGTCGTAGTCATTGTCGAATTCCTTTTAGTTAGTCGCCAATCATCAACCCTGTGTAATCAATATAAGGGACTAGCTCCACAGCGTCAACATATCTTTTAAGAAATTTAAGAAATAGTCACTGCTTCTCCCTCGATTCGATTCCATTGAAAACCAAGTCGAACCACTCCAAGACCTGCTCTAGGCTGTCCGCTGACTGCTCCAACAGATCCACAATATCGACTGCTCCCCGAGCGAAACGATACTGGTGAACCTCATCCGACACTTCGGCTAGATCCGTCGACTCAGCAAGTTCCCAGGTTTTATCAAGGAGCCGTTGAACTTTGTCCCGCTGACGGTTCAGCCGTTTATTTAGCGATTCATTCTCACGCATTACCTTGCTCCTCTAGTATTTTATCTCTAGTGATTTTAGCCCAGGCACAGACCGTATATAAATCCCATTGAGCAGCCGCGAAGCACTCACAAGTATGGCTTACTTTATTCCCCTCAATTAATTCCATCCCGCAGATTTCGCAATCAATGTCGGTGACAATTTCACTCTCTACGCTGCCATCCGCAAACACCCTAGTCTTTTTGGACACAATCACTCTAGGCTTTCGTTTGCAATAGGGACACACTTGAAGCTTAGAGCAATACTCCTCGAATTCCTGTTGACTGTGGATCACGACTTCACCCCATCTCTACGATTCCACTTGGCAATCACATCTTCAGTCGTATCTTCCCCAACAGTAGCACCACATTCACTACAGACCACCAGCCACCATGGTTCATTGCTGGAATAGACATCACTAGGGTTAGGCTTCATCTTCGCAGTACCTCCACAGAACGGACACGGTAGCAGCACCTCATTCGACTTGTTTTCCTCTGTCATTCTAACATTCTTTCGCTGATTGAATCAGCACTGAAATACTACTATTTCCATAACATCCACAAGCATATCATCTTACGTCGTAATACTTTGTAAACTAAACTGAACGGTTTAGTTTCTGCATATTTCAGTATTACGAATCTGAGAAAAGTAATACTAGTCTGTGCAATGGCAGGCTTGAGATAAGTAATCATCTTCAATTGCACACTGATCGAAAAGCCCTGGCTCTTGTGCCATTTGCAATTGAACGCGATAGCCGGGTCGATCTCGGCGGAATCGTTGGCCAGTTATATCTTCTTGCTCAATCCACCATTTTGCCGCTTCCGGATTATCTTGTATGATCCGACTAATTTTTCCATTCGACTTCAAAAAGCACAAATCGCAATTACCTTGAAATTGCTTCAATTGCAAATCAAACGGCTGGCGACTCCAAAAATCCATTACCGTAGATTCCGTAACTTTAGCGTCATATAGTGGATAACAATTCATTTTCCCGTAATCGCCCGCCCTAGATCTTCCCTTGACCACCCGTTGCGGTTCGTCGTATCGAATGCCGATTGCATCTTCCCAGCCTGATTCCCATCCAATTGATTTTAAATATCGGTAGTTTGTTCGCACTTTCATTTCAGAACTACAAAACCTTTGCACCACATTAGGAAGGACAGGCGGCTTCCCAACAGACTTCCGGTAGTCCATAAACCTTTGAATCAATTGCGTAAACGGTTCTCCATTTCTAGATGCTGTCTGATAATCCACTGTAGAAAAGCTATGGCTTCCAACTTCTCCGCCTTCCATCCCAGAGTATCGATATTCCAGCCAAATCACCTCGACGTTCCATTCCACAGCACACCGCTCGACAAAATCCAGCGTCTCCAATCGCTCTTTGCCGGTGTTGCAAAATATCACTTTGATGTCGTCGGGAAGCTTTCCACCATAGGCTTGGAGGATATGCCAGAGCATGTAGCCCGACGTTCGGCCACCGGAGAAAGAGACCACTCCAGGCCGATCAATTAAATACGGATCACGCATCTATTCCCCAAATTAAATTAGTTTCTGCATATTTACTTAGGCTCAACTAAGTAGTTTGTTAGTCAAGCCTAAGTAATTGTATGACTAGCTAGTCAGTTAATCGAGTTCTTTGCTGTACTCCCCTTCGTTCAATCTTTCCGGCTCTTCATCTTCCTGATTGTAATACTTGCTTTCATTGCATCCTTTGGTTTTTAGAAAGGTCTGTTCATCCTTGTAATCCTGGGCGGCACTCATCCAGTCTTTAACCAACTGCGAATAATCGTCAGATTCGATGATCCAACCGCATGTGGTGCACCAAATGTAATAAACATTGATTACTTTGTTTTTTTCATTGTCCCATTCTGGCTTCTGCCCCCAAACCACATGCTTATTGCAAACCATACATTTAGGGAACGGTTTGATTTCATTTTCAAAATTAACAAATAGTGGCGGATTCCTCATATAATCTCCTGTTGGGTAGTTCCTACTTAATACCTAGTTGGCTTGTGAAAGTTTTCACATCTTCCCGATACTTGGCAGCAATAGCCTGCTCTTCCTTAGTCAATTGGCTAGATGCGATGTTATAAATGATGTCCATAGCCAACAAAACCGGCTTTAGTTCCTCAGCGTCCAACACCTTCATAAACTCGACTACCGATGTTAAATGCCGAATGGTATCCAGCTTGCTAACTTCGTTCATTTTCCTAACTCCTGTTTACATAGTGTCCATAGATCCTCTGGATAACACCACCCGCCAGCCGTAGGATCACCTGCATACCGTTGGTCCCAAACATCTTCCATATACTCGCTATAGTAGATACTGGCTGTCTCCGAGTGATTGCCATAATAGTGAATAATCACTACGGGTCTGTTATGGATAGGATGTTCAGTCATCGCGTGGAATGTCATTTACTATTCCCTCATTGGTTCCTTGTCAAAGATCAGTTCCGGTTCCTGTTGCATATACCTTTCAATGGCCTCAAATTGGCCCCTATGCGGAGTTCCGTAATATCCGCTATTGACATCTTCATAATCACATTGAGCCTGAAGAAACTCAAATTCCTTATCATCCCATCGCTTGCGTAGGTCCGCTTCCTGTTGGGTAGTCATCTTGTGGGTCATCGTCTTCTCCTAACATTTCCGCCAACACCTTATCTACCAAAGCAATATCGACTTCTTTGTCTGACATCAACCATTGGTTCAACAAATTCATCTTATATTGAAATTCGTTTTCGGTCATATGACCTCTTCTTTATCCAAAGTCCTCTCAAATTGAAAATCCTCACCCTCTACAAATGCTTTCCAATCAACGCCAAGTTCCTTTTGAAGAAACACTAAACCGCAACAAAACGGACAATTACGCCAATTTGAAAATGGCCTGCATATGCAAAGCCTACAATTAACATTGTTTTTGGCTTTGTTAAGTCGCTCTTTCTCGCCGTCGGTGAATTGTCGCATACTTTCCCCTAAAATGACTGCCCAAAGTCCCCTTCACCCCGGGCAGTCTAATCCCTATTTACCGCTTGCCAATCAACCCCTGTAGCCGATTCTTCGCATCCTCGAAAACATCATCCGCCGAAGCGTTTGCGTATAGTGGAAATACTTTTGAGCCTTCCATTCTGTTGGTAATGCAGTAGGAGTACGCTATACGTTCCATGTTCTCCGCGTCGTATTCTAGATCGTCTAAAGCTTGGATCTTCCGATTAGAGATTCTACTCCACTTGCATTTTAGAATTAGGTATGCTTCTGGCTTAGGCATCGCAGCAATCCCGTAAATCAACTGCTTGACAAATTCCCCTTGCCATTCTCCCGAATGCTCTTCTAGAATCGGGTCCAATTGATAGATCAAGGTGCTTGGCAAATACCGATCACAGATTACCACCTTTCCATTATCCAAAGCGGGCAAAATATACTTGTCAAGTAACTCAAAATGAGCAGCCATAAACAGGCTTGCCTTGACCAAATCCGAATGAGAGTTAGAGTTCTTGAGTCGTTCCCCGATCTCCTTGCCCAACCCCGTAGAACTAGGGTTGTGGACTAGCTCATTCGGAATGTTTTGGCTAGTCAGCCACCCCGCAAGCCGTTTGGCTAGTGTGGTTTTACCTGAACCATCAACACCTTCGATCACGAAAAAATTCTTCATTAGTCTACTTCCTTTTGATTAGCCAGATTAAATTTCAAACGTCCCTCGAAAAACCCCATATCAAAATAAACATTGTCGTCGGTATCCACTGAGGCCGGAATGGTGTAATCGTCCCGGCTTACCCCCTGAATTCCGATACTGTAGCCGAAATCGTAAAAGGCTTTATCGTCCATTTCCTTCTTGGTGTAGTTCTTCGCATACCTGATAGCCGCATATTCCTTCATGCCAACCATCACGCAACCGCAAATAATGCAAACCATGCAAAAAGACGTAATCATCCAACCCATTTGAATAAGCTCGCTCATTAGTCTTGCTCCTTTTCAGCTTTTTCTTGAGGATGAACCCCAGGCATCCCGCCTATCGGCCAACGCATTTGAGACATATCACCAGCAACACCCCATCCAGGACAAACGCCGCCACCTACGCTACTAAATGATGAACCGTGGGAAGATCCACCTGAACCACTGCCGCCCATAAATCCATAGGAAAAGCCACCACCTCCAGCAGATCCGTATCCCGTTCGACCGTATCCACTGCCCCCAGATCCACCCCCACCGATCATTACAATAGGACTACCAGCAGGAACAGACTTGACATCCTGGGAAGTCTCCTTCACCAGCATCCGCCGAATCTCGCTGGCAGCCAAGTCGTCTTTATAAGCCCATGCAAAATAAGCGAAATCATCCAAGGCAGTCCAATTCCTAAAAAAATGCACCATTTGCTGTTTATAGTCAAAAAAAGCAGTATGCATATAAGGAAGCCTATCTGCTCCTTTCCAGCCGAGGAATGTCACATATTTTTCAACATCTGGTCTTTCTGTCATTGAATGCCAGGGGGCCACCAGTTGAATCTTCATATTTCACCGTTTGTTAGAATGTAATCCTAGATCAATCACAGTTACCACCAGCATTGACACCAAGACCGAAATAAAAACTGTCTCCCAATCGATTTTCACTTTGGAGCCTCCTTTAACCTAGTCAATGACACCACAAACCCCAGCCCTTGAATTGACGCAACCTATCTTGTTGCTCTGTCGTCAATTTTCTCCAAGGAATATCTAGACTGTCTCGAATGGTGTCCGCCTTTTCCGATTCATTTAACCCCTGAGAATCCAAGAAATCCAATCTTTGCAGACCATCCAAAACAAAGCAATAATCATCTTCATTTTTAAAATGCTTAGGGTCGCCACGCTGCAAAATCAATTTCATTTTTTCATGGGGGCAAGGCTTTTCGTGCAAATTGTGCATCTGACAGTATCCATGATGATCATAGGAACAAGGGTCAACATCGTACATTTCGTAAGCTATCTCGAGTATCTCTTTATAGCATCGATGGCATTCCCTGCAACCCGTCCCAAACAAGATCGACCCTTGGCAAACGCCTCTCATAATTGCTCCTTTACTTTGTTTTGCTTAATTTGCTCCATGATTCCTTCGTGAATAATCCGAGTAATTACAATCAACTCGGATATTACATCGCTAATTTTTCGAGCCTGATAAAAAGCCTTATCGTAAGTTCCATCGTCTGGGTAGTGCTTCCTTTCAGGGTCGACTAGGTTGGTTCCGTCCAAAGTGTCCTCCATATCCCGATAAGCCCAATAAAGCTCATTCATGCTATCGCTATTATCGAAGATTGTCGGAATTACAATTTCCGAATCATCAAAGCTAAATACCGACATCGCCACTCCTCTAGGTAAAATAAAACCCCATCCCATGCCACCGTAGCACAGGATAGGGGAATTTAGATTTGGCTGGATTACTTGCCTAGACCATTAATCAATTGCTGCAGCCGCACTACATACCGGCAGTGATCTTCAAGCCAACCGCTTGGAAGATTCCTGCTGCATCGAGCAATTGCACCCGCAAGGAAACCCCTGTATGTAGGCCGCATCCGAAAAAAGTCTTTGTAGATCTTGTTATCTAAGGCTTCCAACTGTTGATCTGAAAGCGGGGCTAGCTTTGCCACATACTTTTGGATTTCCCTGAGATACATTGGCTTGAATCCGTCGTCTTCCATATTCAATCTCCTTTTGTTTAACCGTTCATCAACCCTGTACATTCAATATATGGTATTCAATCCTAGTGTCAACGCTAGTCTAAAGATTTTTTAAAAAGAAAGCCTAGGGGTTTATTCCTAGGCTTGGAGGTGGATCTTAGACCATTTCGTAAACCATACCGGCCACTACTTTGGACTTTTCGGAAAGGTAATCGATCAGGATGTCTTGGTTGCTGTTGTCGCAGTTCTGAACCGACTTGGCCACTTCTTCATTATGAATCAATTCGCTAGAATCTTTATCCATAATCAAGACCGACTTGCCATTCGATGCCACCACAAATCCCGTATTCCCAACATGGACAATCTTGAAAGGCATAACAGCCGGAACAATATACTTTGCAATTCCTTCGACACTGATTTGGTCAAATGTTTTTTCTTTAAATCCAAATCTGTCAACCACTTTATATCCAACACTATCAGGGCTGACAAACAATCTTCCTTTGCCATAATTAATAATAAAAGAATGGCCATTCCAAACCCGTTGACGACTAACTTGAACCGTTTCACCGAGGAGATTGAGAAGGTCTTGCATGTTCATCTTACTAATCCTTTTAGTTTTGCGTTCGTCGTTCACTCTTGTAATATTACTATAAGATATTTTAAAAGACTGTCAACATGATTTTTAAATTATTTAAAAGAAATGAGCCCAGCTTTTACACTGGGCTTTTGAGTCGATCTTATAGCTTAGTGAAGAACCCTGTCTTTGATTCAAACAACTCGATTAGCATATCAGCGTAAATTCCTTCGTGTTCTGAAATTGTCGTTACCTTTCCGCCTCGAATCTTCCAGAAAGTTACTTTGTAGGTGTCGGATGGGTCAAGTTCAATCGTCACCGTGTTAATCCCATTTTTAGCCCCGGTCCCGATGTTAAATTTAACTCCAACCTTGTAAGTCGTCACATTCTTTACGCCGCACATCACTTTCATCTTGTGGCCACCGATTTGGCTCATGATCGTATTAGCAACTTCGACTGCGTTTACTGTAGCGTTCATTTTAAGTTCCTTTTTGTTTACCGTTCGTTCATTTCTATACTACTAATATAAGCTCATCCCCCTTGGTTGTCAACGGAATCTTTTAATTTTCTTAAAAATTATTTTTACAGACTCAATACCGCAAACGGTTGTTTAGGAGCAGTATAACACGCCAACGCTACAGCGTCCGCTCTGTCGGGCGAACGTCCCAGAGCCTCTTTAATCTCATCTTTGGGCTTCAAATACAACCGTCCCCCTCTCAATTCAAACCGTGGAGCAACCAACTCCGCAAACAATTCCGGGTCTGGAGGTAGTGCCAAATTCTCACCGAGGTCAGGGTCCAACATATCCCGCAAACACCAGTAACAAAGTGCCCGCATATTCGAGAATGCCAGCACATTCCGCCGATCGCTCTGATTGTTCGCCGAGGCACCAAAATTGATCGGCTTGACATTGACCCCTTTTCGTTTCAGTGCTTCAAATGCTGCCGATCCATAGCCAATAACGTCGATATTCACAGGAGCTTGACTACCCAATAACAATGGCAAAGCGAGTTGGGCAGCCTTTTCACCGCTATCGGTATCCTCGCCTTTCCAGAGGTGAACTGGACTAATCCAATTGCCATGACGGAACACTAGAGCCGTGCTATCCGAGCCACCATAAGCAATATCAAATCCAGCCCCGCTCAATGGGATGTCCGGCTTCTTTTCAGTCCATCTGTTTTGGGCAGCAATTACCCAATGGGAAGGGATAACCTGCCAAGGATCATCAACTAGACAAACGCCGAAGTCCCCCTCCATGTACGCACGACGTAGAGCGTCTGGGAGCGATGCTAATCGACTCGCATAGTCAGTAGCCATCAGGATGGGATTATCGCGTAGCTTCCCAGGAATAAATGTCCGAGACTGAGGTTTGATGGTATACCCTTTCCACTGGAAAGGATTGCCATTCTCGAATTCCCGCTCTTTCCCTTCAATGGTACTGAACCATTTCAATTCACCTGGGGCAGCTATTTTTCCTCTAGTAGGATCTACCCAAGCGGCCCATCGTCGGACCACCCAATCACCTGAACCGCGTGTTGGTGGATTACCTGCCCCAATAACCCGACATCGTTGGGCAGGGTCATTTGATCGATTCCACCCATTAATAAAAATGTACTGGCTTTCAAGAAAGTCGGCTAACTCATCAAACGCTTTCAGGTCGTGTGGTCGTCCTTTGTAGTCTTCTTTATCACTTTCGTCCTTACACCCTTTGCATTCAATGACTCGATTATCAGCCGTAGTCATCGAACCACCGTAAGCCCCAAGGGATCGCCAGTGGCTATTCTCGGGAGCGAACCGCTTGAGTTGCTCTACGACTTCAGATAGGTGCGTAGACTCACGCCGAAGGATCAAGCTTCGACGATGGCGTGTTAATGCAGCCCCGACTAGCAAAGCAGTCTTGGAAGATCCGGCAGACCCACCATAGAAAAGTTCGTCAGCCGGGCAGTTCAGTGCTTGAGTCTGTGCCCCCGGAAATGGCTTCCAACTTGACATTAGATCCGCTGGAATCATCTGGTTTTGAAGACTGGATAGCTTCTTGGCTTGCGATAGGAGTCTTGATATTTTCACTTTGCAACTGCTTCAAAAGTTTGATAGCTTCCTTCAATTCTCGCTTATTATCTCCGAAATCTTCCGGCCACTGCCTTTCAAGCATCCAAGCAGCCGCTCTCCAGTCCTCTTCAGATGCCCCGTTGATTCTACCCACATACAAAGCCTGTGCATCCGCTATAGCCTTCTGAGCATCCAAATAGAATTGGACGTACAACTCTTCGCCCTTCCTGCCACGTCGCAACCAATTTTTGAGAGTATCCGGTAGCAGCTTAGACCGACGTGCAGTACACTCTATAGACAATCCTGAACGCAGGTCGCTATAGATTTTCTCCATTACTTCCTCTTCACCCAATTTCGACGGTTTACCCACCGGACATCCTCCAAATAAAGATATGGCATTTCATTGATATGTTATTCCGCAAAGACACCTTGTGAGTCTTTTAATCGACGTTCAATAATATCGCAATGAACTTTATCCAACTCGATTCCAATAGCATCAAATCCCAATTGGGAAGCAGCCACCAAAGTTGATCCGCTCCCCGCAAATGGGTCAAGTAGAATCCCATTGGGTGGAGTGATAAGCTTGATAAGGTATCGCATCAACGCAAGTGGTTTTACTGTTGCGTGCGTATTGTATTCACCGCGTTCCGAAGGGCTTGCTTTGGCACAATAAAAGAATCGTGCTGCAGATCCATCATCCTTATAGCCTTGGAAAGGAACTCGGTTGTACTCCCCATAGCAATTCAGAGAGGGCTTGGAGTCTGTCTCGCTTGGGACGTTTCCACCGCCCTTTGACCTTGGGAACAACTCTAAGACTTCGTCGCTGCCATCGTGGATGAAATTAGCGGGCCATCTGCCACCCACACCGCCGGACGCTATTTCAATACCCGTCAGCTTTTCCTTCCAAGGTCTAGCTTCTTGGCTAAATGAGCTTGTCGCCGACTTCCTGCAGGTCCATTCCGAATCTTCGCTTTTGACCCGACACGCATCGATGTTTATAGCCCCTGTACCATGCTCCAATACATTCCCAGCCACAGTTCCGGTCAATGGCTTGCGGGCTAGGATGATTGGCTCAAAGCTAGGCTTTAAGGATGTGTTCCAGCCTTCCCATTGTTTAGCAGCATCGGTAGATGGAATGTCACTATCTACAAAACAACCTCCGTTTTCTCTGGCTTTGTCTAGCCAGGGTCTGGGTTCAAGCGTTCCGACCATACTATATTTAGTGACTGGTTTCCATCGCTTATCTCGTTCCGCCCCTGCTTCCTTATCTATCGCTTTGCTAACGTCATGCCCTTTGGGAAATCCGCTCCCATAAACCCACATCAAACTATCTCTGATTTCCCACCCGGCATCTTCAATAGCACAAGTCAATCTGTGATAAGTACGCGTTCCACCAAACGCCAATAAATGGCAACCCGGCTTCGCTACTCTCAACGCTTCCTGCCAAAACTCTAACCCAGGTACAGAATGATCCCAACCCTTCCCCATGAACTTTAGTCCATACGGCGGATCGGTCACAATAGCCGAAATGGAATCGGCATCCATACCCCGCATCGCGTTCCGGCAATCGTCGTTAATTACTTGCATATGTTCACTCAAAACAAATAAAGATATGTGGTTTTATTAATATGTTATTCCGCAAAGACACCTTGCAAATCATTCAATCGACGTTCAATAATATCGCAATGAACCTTATCCAACTCAATCCCGATGGAATCAAACCCCAATTGAGTCGCGGCTACTAAGGTCGATCCACTGCCCGCGAATGGATCAAGTAGTATCCCATTGGGTGGCGTAACAAGCTTGATTAGATAACGCATCAACGCAAGTGGTTTTACTGTTGCGTGTGTATTGTATTCGCCGCGTTCCGAAGGAGATGCTTTGGCACAATAAAAGAACCGTGCTGCACTGCCAAGAAGGTCCGTCACTTCTTCGCTGCCATCGTGGATGAAGTTAGCTGGCCATCTACCATTGGCACTATTGCTTATATCTTTTGGAACCCACGAATCATCTCTAAAAGTCCCTGTAGATGGAACTTTAGCGGACATTCCCCTCCAAGATCTTGCCTCGTTTCCAACCCGACACGCATCAATGTTTATAGCCCCCGTACCATGCTCCAATACATTCCCAGCCACAGTTCCCGTCAATGGCTTGCGGGCTAGGATGATAGGTTCCCAGGATGGTTTTAGTGCGGTTCCCCAGCCTTGCCATTGTTGGGCGAGTAGGGTTGATGGTGCGGTTTCCGTGATAGTCACTGCCTTACCGTTGTGCTCCCATTTGCCGGAAAAGTTGTCCCTTGCGATGCCGCTGTTGTTTTGAATATGGCCGCCTGCATAGACCCGAGGACCAATCTTTTCCCGTTCCGCCCCCGCCGCTTTATCGATCGCTTTGGACACATCATGCGACTTCGGAAACCCACTCCCATACACCCACATCAAACTATCTCTAATCTCCCACCCTGCATCCTCAATAGCACAAGTTAATCTATGATAAGTCCGCGTTCCACCAAACGCTAATAAATGACAGCCCGGTTTCGCCACCCGTAACGCTTCTTGCCAAAACCCTACCCCAGGTACGGAATGATCCCAACCCTTCCCCATGAACTTTAGTCCATACGGCGGATCGGTCACAATAGCCGAAATGGAATTGGCATTCATTCCCCGCATCGCGTTCCGGCAATCGTCGTTAATGACTTGCATGTGTTCACTCAAAACAAATAAAGGCTATCAGTCAATCTCTCAACTGATAGCCTAATGGATTAGGATTTCTTCGGGGGACTCACTTTCTTTTTCGCGGGCTTGGTAGCCTTGGGTTTCTCTTTGGTCACAGTCTTCGCAGTCGATTTCTTGCCAGCCATATAAGCACCTTTACATATGTAGAATGATTGATATCTGAAGTAGACACCAACCGTATTACCCGTAACGATCCAACAATTCCTTCGTAACAGGCCGATAGGCCTCCCGAAGGAGAGCGTAAGGCCTAGCCCACGGCTTAGGCTCACGAATCACAGCCCAATAAAGATATTTGCCGTGGGAAGGAGCAGAGAAAAAATCCTTCCAATCCGTGGCAGGCACATTGTCATATCGGACCATTGCACCATCTAAGAATTCAACATATAGCGAACCTTTGATGGGTTGATTTTCCTTCCCAATTTCCTGGGCATTCTCTTCAAAATAAGCCTTATGAGTCCAGGTCGAAGTAAACTGAACCCATACTCCCAACGGGGCAGCAATGTTGGGATTCGCTAGCCGAGTCGAGAAAATTGACAGACCATTCGGCGATGGGATAGCGGCCCCGACCTCATCAGCGAATGGTAGGCTTTCCTGCAATTGTCGCATAGGATCAGGGTCACGGCTAAACCCGCTTTGGGTTTGAGCAATGACCCGATCTAGTCGGCTATTCGGCGTAGCGGTTTGGTTGATCCCGAAGATCTTCCCAAATATTCCTAAGTTTCTCATATGTC